TTCGTTCAAGAGCAAGACTTACATTGAATGAACCAAAGATTAAGATTGGCAATAGACACGTAGACTATCAGACTCCTCATTGGGTTCTTATCTACTATGTGAATAGCACAGACGGTGATACATTTCTTTTTGATCAAAAAGGTAAAGTAATCGAAAAGGTAAGCCCTCGACGAGGGAGATGTGTTCTTTTTGATGGTAGCATTCAACATGCTGCATCAAATTCTACAGCGAGCCCGCGAATCATTATAAATAATAACATTAGAGCATAGATTGGTTATAGAGGATAATATGACTGAAGAGAAAAAGAATCAAATTGCTGTATTCGAAGAGATCCGTAAAGATCTCGATATTACTCGTGATATTAGCAATTTCAAAGTAGCAATGAGTGATGTCTTCGGTAAGGGATCACTCGCAGTAAAAGAAAGTTTTGGTGGTCTTACTTTTAAGGATAACTCTGAGAAAGTAGATCTGGCAATTCAGAATACAAATGAGTTGCAAAGTATTTGGAATCATAGTCATACTCAATGGATGTGGAAACATCTTAATTTGAGTTGGCATGCACCAGCTAAGAATATGAGACAAATCTCTGCCGAGATCTCTCGTAAGAAAGCTGCACTGAATGAAGCCAAATGGAAGCATGTACAGAATGAAGTCAAGATTAAGAAGATTGAAGAAGAGTTATCAAAGCCTGAGCTCTTAGATTATTGGAGAGAAGTAGATCTTAAAGTTAAACTAGCACAACTTCAAGAAGGATTAGCCGAAGGGGCTGTTCATATTGAGGGTGCGATGAAAGATATTCTTGCTCTCAATGAATTATTCGAGCAATTAAAAGCAAAGGTATCTGGCTTTAGTGAAGAAGATATTGAAAAGGAAGAAACAAAGACGCATCTGAAAAGAAGTATTGTTCAGTGTATTCGTGATATTCGTCAGTCAGGTTCTATTACAAAAGGCGAACAAGAATATCTTGAACAGATTGGTGTGAATCCTACAAAGATGCAGCATATTCTTCGTCAATATGTGAAGAGTGAAGCAGAACAAGATTCCTGGGATGTCTCGGGATTATATAAGTTTGTTGATGAGTTAGTGACTGAACTTGCAGAAACGCATAAAGTCGACGTTGTGCGTATGGAATTGCAAGGTTTTGATCCGAATCATATCGGAAGTATTACATACGATAAAAAAGTAGCGCTATTAAACGATCTTACAGGAGAAGACGAAAATGCCGGTAATTGAATATAAATTCATTATCAACGACATGGGAAAAATGCAAATCCCGGGCTATGTTGAGGACAGAGGACATTGGTATAATTCATCTGACAATACCTATCTTGGTTGGGTAAAACCAGAAGCAGATAGAGAGTACTGGGTTCCAGATACTATTGAAGAAAAGACAAAAGCAGAGTGTGTAACTCGTGCTCTTGCTATGCATGCTGCTGATCCAATGCAAAAAGAAGATCCAGACAATGCAGGTGAATTTATTAATATGACAGATGCAGAAGTAACAGCTGATGTTGAAGCATGGTATGATGCATTTGTAGCTGCTAATGGTAGTTAATTAAAATGGAATTGATGTTAGCAAAGAAGCTCGAAGAAATGGAATTCAACGAGCTTCTTGATATTATGACAAAATTAATGATGGAAGATCGTGACGCTTTTGAGTTGCTAAAGGAATTAGTAGAAGATCACATTTAAGATCTAAAACTATATAAATAGCCATAGATATTTTAACACGGAGATCTCTATGGCTAATCCTACTTCGCGTGCTACGCTCATAGATTATTGTAAGGGAAAACTCGGCGATCCAGTAATCGAGATTAACGTAGACGAGGATCAACTCGAAGACCGCGTAGATGAAGCACTTCAGTACTGGCAAGAGTATCACTCTGATGCCACTTTTCGAACATATGTGAAACATTTAGTTACAGCTGATGACGTATCGAATGAATATATCGATGTGTCTAGTGATGTTTTATTTGTGACTCGTATGTTTGCTATATCAAGTTCATTTAATTCTTCCTTTAATTTCTTTGATATTAAGTATCAGCTCATGTTAAATGACATTGCTGATATGCAAAACTTTGCCGGTGATCTAGCATACTATGATCAGTTGAATCAATATCTAACCACTCTCGATATGAAGCTGAATGGTTACCCACAGACCGAATTTGTTCGTAAACAAAATCGGTTATATCTATTTGGTGACTTTGCTGATGGTGATGTGAAAGCTGGTGAGTACTTAATCTTTGAAGCATATAAGACAGTCGATGCTTCGACTCATACTTCTGTCTACAACGACATGTGGCTCAAAGAATATACGACTGCTCTTATTAAACAACAGTGGGGACAAAACTTAATTAAGTTTGAAGGCATGCAACTTCCTGGTGGCGTAGTACTTAACGGAAGACAATTATATGATGACGCGACTGGAGAAATTGAAAGACTAAGAGAAACAATTAGACTTGAACATGAACTTCCAGCCGATTTCTTTGTAGGTTAATATGCGAAACTTATACTTTTCTGACAAGGTTCGTTCAGAACAAAATCTATATGAAGATATAATCATCGAGTCTCTTAAGATTTATGGACAAGATGTATATTATCTTCCACGTGATTTAGTTGGAGAAGATAAGATTTTTGGACATGATGTTCCATCTCGCTTTAATTCATCTCATAAGATCGAGATGTATATTGAGAATGTAGAAGGATTTGATGGAGAAGGAGATCTCTTTACTCGATTTGGTGTCGAGATTCGTGATGAAGCAACCTTTGTTGTATCTCGTCGCAGATGGGAACAAACTGTCAAAAGATATGATAATGAGATTTCTGGTGATAGACCAAGAGAAGGTGATCTGATTTACCTTCCGTTATCTAATTCTATTTTTCAGATTATGCATGTCGAGCATGAACAGCCTTTTTATCAATTGAGCAATCTTCCAACATATAAGATGAGAGCACAGCTCTTTGAATATAATGATGAAGATCTCGATACCGGTGTTGATGCGATTGATGCAATCGAAAGAGCATATGCATATACTTACATTTTAACTCTTGATAGTGATAGTCCGATTATTAAGATCGGTGATACAGCTACTCAAACATTCTCGAGTGGTGTTACTATGAGTGGTGAAGTATCTAAATGGTCAGACTCTGATAATAAATTGCATCTGATTCATGTTGGCGCAGATGATGGCAAATATCATACGTTTACAACAGGATCTATTACATTATCAGGAGATGCTCGAGTTGATTCAGACTTAACAGTGAATACAGTCGCAGAAGAAAATAAAATTTCAGAAAATGAACAGAACACCGATTTCAGCACCTTTACGGATGGCTTCCTTGATTTCACAGAGAATAACCCGTTCGGTGATCCGGAGAATAATTAATGTTTGGTACTCATTTTTATCATCAAAAAGTTCGTAAATGCGTAGGAATGTTTGGAACTCTTTTCAATAACATTTATGTTATTCGAAAGAATTCTTCCGATGATGTAATCAGCCAAGTAAAAGTTCCTTTATCATATGCGCCTAAGGAAAAATACCTTGAAAGAATTCGCGAGAATCCAGACTTAATTGATGATACAAGAGTTGCAATTAAGCTTCCTCGTATGTCATTTGAAATTACTTCATTTACATATGATGCTACTAGGCAATTACAAAAGATTTCTAACTTCAAAGCATTAGGAACAGAAAATAGTAACCGGCAAAAGTTTTTTACTCCTGTTCCGTATTCAATTAATTTTCAATTGAATGTATATGCTAAGAGCCAAGATGATGCTTTACAAATTGTTGAGCAAATTATTCCTACATTTAATCCACAATATTCATTAACTATTAAACCATTTGCGACCGAATATCCAGCATTAAAAGAAGACATTCCAATTATCATTCAGAGTGTGTCTTTTGCAGATGATTTTGAAGGAGCGATGGAACAGAGAAGAACTATCATCTACACTCTTGACTTTGAGATGAAAGTGCAGTTTTATGGTCCAGTCACTTCAAGCGATATCATTCGCACTTCTATCACAGATCTTTACTTACAAGATCAAGGTCTTGCAGATTCAGACGTTAATGTTGAAAGAATCACCGTCACGCCGTCTCCGCTCTCTACAATTGGACTTGCAGACAGCGATTTCGGTTTCAGTACAGATATAAATATATTCAACGAGCCGGCAGTCGATGTAGATCCTTACGCTGTAGAAGGATATGTTGAGACTGGTTATGTAAGAGAAACAGCATAGGTATAAAAGATGGCAATTACATTACGATTAACAAAGGGTTCTGCGCTTACATTCTCCGAACTCGATACAAACTTTTCTGATTTAGATACTCGAGTAACGAGCAATTTGACAAGTATTAATACTCTCAATTCTTCTGTGAGTACGCTTAATACAAATGTAGGCAATAATGATAGTGATATTTTAGCGTTACAAACTGATTTAAGTGCTGTTGATGTTCGCCTCATTACTGCTGAAGGTGAGTTGTCACACGTTACTATCACATCGACTGAAGCTGATTTTGGATCAAAGCCGGTTTTACATTCAAACAATTATGACAGCGTAGGCGATCTACCATCTGCAGTTACTTATCCGGGTATGATAGTTCGTCAAGACGATAATGGATTACTCAAATTTTCGAATGGAACTACTTGGAAAATTTTACCATCAAATATTATTACTCTTTCTAATGGCGCTGGAGGTAATTTAGTATTTGACAGTGACGTTACTGTTAACTTTGCCGGCGGGGATGGAATAACTGTCACTAAAACAAATAATAATCGCTTAACATTCTCGTCTGATCCATCTTGGTCATTCAACATTGTTCTTGCTGATGGCGATAGTGGATATGCATTTAGACCAGATAGCCGCTTCTTCCTTGATAGTGACATTGATCCTACTCTTTATCTTCGTCGTGGTGAAACATATAACTTTAATTTAAGTGCACCTTCTGAGCCTTTCTATATTAAGACAGCACAATCAACTGGAACAGGGGATCAATATACAGATGGTGTAACTGGAAATGGTACACAGTTTGGAACTGTTTCATTCCAGCCTCCGATGAATGCACCAAGTACTTTATATTATGCTTCATCAGTTTCAGCATCTCACACTGGTGTAATTAATATACTATAATGACTGATAATGATCATAATGTAAAAAGTGACTATGAATATTCTAGAGAAACATACTACGATCTCTTAGAAAAAGGCAGAGAATCACTAGAAGATATGATTGAAGTTGCTCGCCAATCAGAGCATCCTCGAGCATATGAAGTTCTTTCTCAAATGATTAAAAACTTATCAGATGTAAACGATAAGTTGATGGATTTAAATAAGAAAAATAAAGATATTAATAAAAAAGAAGAAGTGAAACAGGTAGGAAATACTACTAATAATGTCTTTCTTGGATCTACTGCAGATCTTCAAAGAATATTAAATGATGATAAAGATATTATAGATGTTACACCAGAATGAGAACTATCTTGGCAATCCTAACGTCAAGCGTGATGGTGTTGTTCAAGAGTGGACTAAAGAATTAATACAGGAATATTATAAGTGTAGTAAAGATCCTGTATATTTCGCAGAAAAATATTGTAAAGTAATCTCACTTGATAGAGGGTTAGTTCCGTTTAACTTATATCCCTATCAACAAAAAATGTTCGAGCAGTTTAATGAGCATCGGTTTAACATTGTATTGGCATGTCGACAGTCTGGAAAATCGATATCGGCGTGCGCGTATCTTCTCTGGTTTGCGCTCTTCCATTCGGAAAAGACGGTTGCGGTTCTTGCTAATAAAGGGGCAACAGCTCGGGAAATGTTATCTCGCATCACGCTTATGTTGGAAAACATTCCGTTCTTTCTTCAACCGGGATGTAAAGCACTTAACAAGGGATCCATTGAATTTTCAAATAATTCTCGTATCCTTGCTGCTGCAACTTCTGGTTCTTCTATTCGTGGTCTCTCAGTAAACCTGCTCTATCTAGACGAATTTGCATTCGTGGAGAGAGCTAATGAATTCTATACCTCCACATATCCTGTCGTATCTTCGGGCAAGGATACAAAAATTATCGTTACCTCAACAGCGAATGGTATTGGCAATACTTTCTATAAGATATGGGAAGGAGCAATCCAGGGAGTTAATGAGTTCAATCCTTTCAGAGTCGACTGGTGGGACGTTCCAGGACGAGACGAAAACTGGAAACAACAAACCATAGCCAACACTAGTCAACTTCAGTTTGATCAAGAATTCGGAAACACATTTTTCGGGACAGGCGATACTCTTATTAATGCTGAAACACTTATGGGTTTCAGAGCGGAGCCGTATAAGAAAGCATTAGAAGGCGGTGACCTTCTAATCTATGAAGAGCCTGTTAAAGGTCATGAATATATTATGACAGTTGATGTTTCGAAGGGAAGAGGTCAGGACTATTCTACTTTTAATTTGATCGATATTAGCGTTCGCCCGTTTTCACAGGTTGCTGTATATCGCAAC